GCAGTGCTGGCAGTACCCATGAAGACCACCTGAGCGGTCGCACCAGGGATCGAATTCACAGTCGCGTTAGCGGTGTTGTTCGAAATGGTGTTGAAGTCCGCACCCGAGGGGCTCGCGCCTTGCACGACGATGGCCGGGAAGATGGTCATCGCAGCCACGACACCACCAGCCGCAGTGTAATTACCGATCACTCGGAATTGCTGCAGGTGGGGGAGCTGGGCTTGGAGGCGGTTGTCCCAAGCGTACACGTTGGCGATAGTGAACACTTCGCCGTCCTTGACGGTTTCAGTACCAACACCGACAGTCATGTTGATGTTCTGGGTGAGCCACAGGCCCGGACCAGAAGCAATTGCCACGGCGTTGTAGTCCGAGTACTGGTTAGCACCATTCATCGCGGTGTTAGCCGGGTTACGCGAACCGAGCGTCAGGGTCGGGAGTTGCTGGGTGAACATCGTGGGGATACCGTCGATATTACCCGTGAAACCCTTGCGGTACACACCTTCAGCAATACCCGGAAGGCTGGCGTTACCTTGAGCGTACGAAGTACCCGCACCACCGGTAGCAATACCTTGCTGGTTGATGATGTTCGCACCAAGTGCCTGTCGGTCGTAGTAGTTCAGAATGGCCCGGAAATCGGTGTCCTCAACGCCTTCTTCCTTCAGACGCGTATAGCCCGACGAAATGTCGTTGTACGCGGAGATCGGGTCACCGGCAGTACCGATCCAGTTGTTGGAGGCATTAGTCGCGAAGCCAAGGATGTAAGCGTCGATCTGTTCCGCGAGGTTCAGAGCAGCACCACGGAGTGCTTCGCTTTCACGAGCCGCACCCAAGTCCCGAATCTTAACGAAGTCTTGCCAACCCATGGACGAACCGAAGATGTCCTGGATCTTGTATTGTTGTGAACCGAAGACGGTGTTCTGAACGTCGTTGGTCGTCAGGTTGTTCACGCCGTTCGTGGTGTGGGTCACCAGATAACGGGGAACGATCTGTTCGACGACGGTCAAAGCATTTCGGTCATTCATTTCATTGTCGAACTTCCGCCACGTCACCAATTCGGCTGACGTGAGGTTGTTCTGGAAGATCGCGGCAAACGAGTTAAGAACCAGTTTTGCCTGATCGACGCCAACGTTAGCGCCACCAGTAGTCATGAGCAATTACTCCTTTATGAGTGGTATTATCCGTATTTGATTGGTTTGAAAAACTCTTGGCTGAAGGCGTCGAGGTCATCCGTGTCAGGTTCGACTGCGATGAACGCCCCATTGGTCCCACGAGCCTGCGCATTACGCGGAATCGGTGCTGGGGCCTTTGAAGTCTTCGGCTTGGGAGCTTCTTGTTCACTCTTACTGAAGCGAGCTTCGAGCCGACCCAGTGCGAGGGTCGCTTTCTGTGCACCACTGTTTACGATCGCAGCAGCTTCATCAGGGTGATTAGACAGGTAGTACAGAACGTCAGGACCCTTGTCCATCGACATCAAGACGGTGGAAAGATAACCAGCGTAGTTGGCATCAAGGTTGTTGAAGTTATTCAGAAGTGCTTGACCCTTTTCAACGAGGTCGGGGTACTCCTTCGTAGCCTCTTCAATTTTACTGTTCCAAGACGTGGTGAGAGCTTGTTGTTCTTGTTGAACCGCATTTCGACGTTGGGTTTCAGCCACCTCAGCGTCGACCTTCGCTCGCTCTTGTTGAAGAGTGAACCGGGTCAGGTCCCGAATATACTGCGGGTCAAATTCACCAAGGGCATAGACGGGATTACCATCTTTGTCTGTGGCGTCCGGTACAGGCTCAGACGCAGTTGCTTGAGCGACTGGATTGGCACTTACCGGATTCTTTAGTTTCTCAACCTCTGCGCGAAGTTCGGCAAGCTGACGCTCACTCTCACGCTTCAGTTCCTCACGTTGTCGTACAACCTCATCGATTCGGTCTTGGACGGTCTTCTTCTTAGGTGCTTCTTTCACCTCTTCCTGAAGCTCGGCCTCGTCCTCTTCGTCAGTTTGAGCTTCTGCTTCAACTGGAGTTTCGTCAACCGGACCCTGTTCCGCCTCTACCTTGGTCGGGGTAGACTCAGCGGGCTTCTGACCAAAGAAGCCAGCACTGAAAGCGTCAAGATCGTCAGAGTTGTCGAATTGGACTTCAGTCGTAGTTTCGGTCTCACTCATAGGGAATTTGCGGTCCTTTAACCGTTGCTCTTCCGGGGTGCAGCCTTTTTCGTCCCGCCGGATGAAGCGGTAGCGGGACGGGCCGAAGCGGCTTTCATTGCAACCTCATGCTGATTAGTAGCTTGTTGAGCTTGCAAAGATAGTTTTTGGTGTTCAAGACCAAGTTTGGCATGATCCATAACGATTGAATGTTCCAGTTGGGCACGTTGGATGTCGTGCTCGTCAACCGTCTTAGCGCCCTCTAGAAGCGTTTCCAGAGCCGTGTAGTCGGCAGGGGACTCGGTACCGCGATCCTGGTTGAGGGCCGCCATACGCTTCGTCTCAGCCTCGTACGACTGGATTTCCAGCTTCTTGAAGTCGAGAGTCTTGTCCAACTTGAGCTGGGTGTTCTCTTGTTGCAGTTGTTGCAGGGCTTGCTGCATTTGCTGCACGACTTGCGGCGGGATCGGCGGGGGTCCACCGTTCTCTTTTTGCTGTTCAGGCGTCAGGAAGGACGGGTTCATCGTCTTTTGGATACGAGCAGACAGTTCATCTGCACCAGGCCAGTCTTGGGCCTTAACAACGATGTCACCGGCAATTTCCATGAGCTGGGGCCACACTTGGATGGCGTCCATCATGGCTTCAGCGGCCGCTTCCCGACGGGTCGTGTAAGACGTCCCGGTGGTGAGGGCCACATCGAACATACCGACAGACAGATCCACGGAATTAGGGTCCATCGGGTCGTTGATGCGCTGAAATTTGATCGCTTCGTCCTTGCCGATCAGGCGAATAACCCGGGTACCGTCGTAGATGATCGGAATAAGCTGATTTACAACGTCACCGGCCTCTAGAAGGGCTGCGTCCGAGTTGTCGTAGTACGTCTGGCTGGCAATGTCCCCTTCGTGTTGACGATTCATGATCGCCTTACCGGAGGTTTCATTAGACCGGATACCTAGAGACGCGTCTTGAATGCCGGAGACGTCCTTCATGTCCTGCGTATTCATCTGCACTTCTTGGAAGATGGCAGATTGAGGCGCTGGAGGCTCGATACGCTGGATATTCTGGCCAATAATGGCCTCATCATTGACAATCAGCAAAGGATCACGAGTAAGGTGAGCCTTTCGGAACGACTCTTGTCGCCCTTCGATGGCTGATTGGGTGGCCAACCATTGAGCCTTCGGGGCATAACCCAGTTGCTCAGCCGCGATAGACCGCCAGAAGTTCTTCAAGCGGCTCGGGTCCTTCATGAAACGGACCAGACCATACCGTACACGACGACCGGCGATGTTGACAATCCGCCCAGACATCCGAATGATGGGGAGGCGGTTCAATTTGTACTCGTACGGGCCGGCCAGAATGCACCAACCAGTGCAGTAGTGCATCTGAGCATACCGACACCAAACTACCCGTTGCTTCTGAACGGGGCCATGCTTCTGAATTAGATCGTCGATATTGTCATCATTACCGATCTCAAGCATCTTACCGTCTTCAAAGAGGGCAAGCAGCTTCTCACGCTCAATCATGCGCCAGTATTCGGTCACCCGATAGCTTTCCTGGTCATACCAGCCGGCCATCGTCACCCGATCGATCTTGTCAACCTCTAGGAGGTTCGACCCGCCGGCAGCTTGGGGCCACTTGCGAGTGAATTCGTCTTTTGGGATACGGTCGTCAACGAAGACGCGCTTGGCATCACGCCCGGTGGGGTCGACAGAGAACCGATCCCAGACTGTGGCCATAACATCTTCAATGGGTTCAATACAGATGTCTTGGTCAAATACGTCGTCCCTCGCATACTTCACTGCGACTTTGAAAGCGCCATCGCCGCATTGGATCATAGACTCAAAAGCTTGGTCGTATGACCTGTCAGCCCTTGACTGCATCTCAATGTTGCGAACCAGATCCTCACGGACAGACGCCACATCTGTGTCGTCGTCATTAGACGCAATGACCTTGATGGCTTTACGGCTCTCCCGCCAGTCGCCCACCAGTTGTGCAGTAAACTGCGGAATGGTGTTGATGACCAGACATGGAAGATTCTTACGCTGAAGGAGGACTACAGGATCCCACTGCTCACCAGCAGAGAAACGCAGGTCGTCCATTGCTTCATAACGATTGATACGATCGAAGTCCACGTCATGCTGGTATTGAGCCCGCATGTCTTGGATGAATTCTTCTGCAGACTCGAAGCCTTCCGGAACATAGTCTTTAGCGACTGGTTCCACATCAATAAGATCCGGACGACGGAGATTTTGCTTCGCCTTTGAGACCTTCTTGTGGTTGAGGCCGTCTGTGTCTGCTGCTTCTTCAGTCATACTGAGTCAGATTACCTATATGAATAATACCCAAGATCTTCTGGGCATAACTGGGATCGGTAGCATAATGTTGGGCCATGAGGGTCACAAACTTGGTGACGTCTGGCAGAGCAGCAATGGCAGATTGATACACTGGATTGTGGGTCAACAGAAGTGCATGAGCCAGGAATGCAATATTCAGATTGGGGTAGATGGCGAACGGCTGGCTTTCGTGGATCACCTTACCATTGATAACTTCCGTGGTCGGAGATGAGACACCACCACCATGAAATGCCTTGATGCCAAATGGATTATTAGAACCAGGTGGCATATGTTGACCCCAACCAGATTCCAAGCCGAACTGAGCTAATGACACAGAACTTGGAATACCGGTTTGGTCTTGAGCAGTCTTTGCGGCTGCAATCCAGGTCGGATCAAGATTCATATAGCCATCCATCCGTTGGGAACTTCGCGGTCATTCCAGTCGATCGCATACGACTCTTTTTCCTGATCTGGACCGAGACCCTTCGTGGTTAGACGACGACCAGTGATCTTATCGAAGATCTTAGTCAGACCCCAAACCAGAGCATCAACCCTGTCAGGACTGCCATTGCTAGCATTTCGAACATAATCAACGCTGAACAAACACATCTGGTCTTCCAGAATGTCGAAGTGGCCACAGTGATGAATACGTCCTTGCTCATAAAGAGCACTGATCGGTTCTGCACGAACTACCTTTCCGCGCGTTGCTGTGACCAGTTCAACCGGAACTGATCGATCCACGGCCTTCAATGTACTTTCGACCATCAGACCACCTTGGTTCTTTTCGGCGATGATCTTGTCTGCAGACCAGAAACGGTAGAGACTTACAGCCTTTCGAGCCCAGTCTTCAGGGTTTCCTCGACAACTGCCATCTGCGAGAATGTATCCTCGGGCATACCCCTCGGCGTCTCTAGCAAGACCAACCACAACGATCCCGTGTTCGTCGCTGTCTTCCGTATTGGTGACAGCAGGGTCAACGGCCACATATACCCGTTCCAGATCTTTTGGAACTTCTGTGAGACGACATGCATCAATGATGTCACGGTTCCAGAGGGCTCCGGGGATGTCAGTAAGGATTTCACCGGCCAGTTCCTGCCGACCAAGGCGTGTCCCACCATATCTTTCGTACAGTTGCTTTACAGTGTTTGCAGCTAGGTTTGCTTGGTTGTCCAGTGTAGCGCCACGAGTTACCACAGTGTCGGCATCTGCCATAAGACGCTTGATAAGTGGTAACGGTCTGGGGGTCGTGGTCACGAGTGCTCGTGGGTGTTCTCCGAGACGAAGGCCGAACTGAAGTTGATCCCAAGTTTCCTGCATGTAGCGGAACTTAGCCAACTCATCAACCCAAGCGAGACCATGCTGCGGGCCTCGAAGTTGGTCCGGTTCCGTCGCGTTGTATACCCAGGCTTGGACACCATTAGGCCACTCTAGTCGTCGATTGGTGGGTGACCATTCGGGGCGGAAGTCTTTCGGGTGGCAGGCAAGGATGCCGCTGTCACCAAGGACCATAACATCTCTCGCGTCAGCGGCGGTTTCTGCGACAAGTGCGATCCGCTTGACCCCGGTTGGACTGGCCTCAAGCGGCGTGCGACCACAGACATTCTCCCGAATCCATTCCGATCCCATGCGCGTCTTGCCGAAGCCACGTCCCGCCAGAACCATCCAGGTGTTCCAGATGCCGGGCGGTTGCAGTTGGTTCGGACGTGCCCAGAAGTTCCAGTGCCACTTAAGTTCCGCTAGTTCCGCTTCGGAAAGGGACGACAGTAGATTCGTCCGGTCCGTCTCGTTTAACGAGGCGAGATATTCGGCTGGTGAAGTCTGCAACTGTTTCTTTTCTTTCTTGTTCGATACGGATCGCCTCGCCGTCGGCACCAGTTACTTCCTGGCGTTCCTTCCAGAGGGCGATCGCTTTACCGGCCAGTTCGATAGCCCGGAGTCGATCGGTTGTCTTTTCTGCTTCAGTCGCATCTTCGATAATGGTGATCAGTTTGGCGATCAGATAATCAGCAGTCAGTTCGGCCTTCTTTTCCGCCTTCTCAGAACGCCTGTCGAGACGCCGCTGAATCTCTTCGATGACCAGCGGGTGGTTCATCAGTTCGGCGTACGTCTGGTGGGTGGACGTTTTAGTCTTGCATTCGTAGAGGGACAGGCGAATGGCTTCCAGGCCGTTGCCCTTGGCTTCGCCTACGTATGCGTCGATGAATGAACGCATCTTAGGGGTCAACCTAATCTTACGCTTCGCTCCGCCTTCTTTGATAGACACATACGGCAATGTAGTTAATCCTTTATCCTATGTCACCATTATACCACAATCAAATATGAAAGTCAATAAGCGTGGCCGCCCCCGGCGTGGGCGTTATTTCAGACAACAGAAGATACAATCCCCCTTAAATGCTCCCCATCTAATGTACTTATTTGTAACTGTAAATCTTGAACATACGAAGTCTAATATGTTTTATTTGTAACTGTAAATCATGTTATCATTTAATGATTAACAATTAATGTTAACTTCTTTATAGACCTTATTTGTGTCTTCTCTCTATAACCTATTATACTATTTCCCCCGACCCATGTCAAGTATAATCGTACGTACATTCCCGCCAAAAAGTTGATATTTTTATAAAACAAAAGAGGTTACCCAAGTTACGTGTGAGGGCCGATGCAACCTATGGTGCCCCCCATACCCACCCCTCGGTTGCGTTACCGCGAGTACCAGCACCATTGTAACAGAATGAGAACAGAACAAGTACATGATAAGAACATACCAAGTACATATCACGTAAGTGATCACGAATATGTTACTTGCACCGTTACCATGCCTGGTGTAAGGTCATTTGGTCAGCCCATATAGGGCATGACGCGGGAAGGCCCACCAGGTGCAATCCCGCTTGCCACTAGTAGCACGTCTGCGCGTGTGAAGGGAGATGCTTGCACCATGATCGCATGGATTAGACTTCATCTGTTCCTGTGCATCTATGACCTCGGATGGGCGCTCGCCAATTGGGCGCTACCCGAGATCACGGAGGCGTATGAAGATGAGGAACGCTAGACAGAAGCGAACAGCAAAGCGCAAACTCGCGCTGGCCCTGTTAGCACATGATCGTAATCCGCCTATGGTTGCGAGTAAGGGCGCAATCAGGTCGGTGTGGACTAAAGCCATGCCGCCAAGGGCGCACATTCCCTTCCACGCCTCAAGCGTGCCGAAGGGCCACGGTTTGGCCAGATTCAGCGGTCGCCCTACGTCGGGTGACTGGGATCAATCTGCGCCCAAACTAGGCTCGGGTGTGTCTGATCCTAAGTCGCCTCGTGCGCCTAGGTCAGATGACTAGTGGCATAATAGACACACTACCAGGCTTGACACTTCAATGTCAGTCGCGGTAGTGTGTCGCCAGTTTTCAGCCCCCTTAGCGTACTTTGGGGCAAGCCTACCAGACAGGCCGCTAAATGCGTGCAATGTCGCCAGACAGCAACTGACAGCAAGTCAGTCGCAATCTGTGATCAGAAACGACGGTTAATCGTCATCCCCTGATACCTTACGCGCACACGCCAGCAATGGCGTTCCTCGCAAGCATTGGGATTGACAATGATTAGCTCCAAAACGCCTGATCGTCTCAGATGTCTGTAACGGTAACGTGGCAAATGCCATATTCCGTCTTGAGGGACTTCCCGCCTCAAGTCAGTGTCGCCCAGAGGAGGCGTAGAAATCTGACTTTAGGGGAAGCAAACTTCATGTCTCGCCATGAGCGAGGAACGTGCGCCTAGCAAGCGTGCCCGCCTCGCAATGTGGTCAAACTTCGAGCATGAAATTGAAGCGCGACCTTACTGCCCGCTTGATGGGACCACACTAACGGGTGTGGTTCACTGGCGGGCAATGCAGCGTCAGTGCTGCATCAAGCTGCTACCTGGAAAGGTAGTTCAGCTAATGCAAACAATCATCAATGGTCTAAAATTCGTGGTTAATGCCTGCATATGGACAATCGTTCTATGCGGGTGTTCGCCGTTCTGTTGGCTGTTCCAATGAAGCCGACATCTTACATCGTTCGCTATCGTGACAGCCCAGACGACCAGGTTCTTAACTTCGGTCCGTTTGTGTCTCAATCGGTTGCGGACTTCTTTCGGGCCAGTCTGCCAATGCCACTTCGCGGTGGTTTTGTGCGGACACACCCGCTTCAACCCTTCACCGCACAAGACGGTCATCTGGTCAGCCAGGTCATCAAGCGTAATCGTCAACAGACGGTTGCGGCGTGAGGTTCACCCTCAATTGGTAGCAGCTTCATCCAGCACTGACGCTGGAAATTGGAACCTAAAGGGAACCTCTACAATGTCCTCCAAACACATTGACGTTACGGGAATGTCCGCCGTTGTGGCGAGCCTTGCGCTTGTCATGTCGTCGGACGGTGTTCTGCCCGAATTGCTCGGCAAGGACGTGATCAAGCTCGACCAGGACGTGAATATCCGTTCACCTCTGATGAAGCTCGACACGGCGATCCACGCCAACGCGGTTCAGTGCATGTTGCAAGCCCAGAAGCACGGCGACACCTCTCTGATGCGTCGCTTGCTCATCGACATCGTAGACGACAAGACCGGCTATCGACGCCAAGGGCTCATCGCTTGGATGCGTCGGTTCAGCCCCATGGAACTGTCTGGCGACGTGATCAAGCTTTCGGGCACGATCAACGGCCATCCGATCCCCTGGGACATCCTGACGGCCAGTCGCACGTCGTTCCGCGACATCCCCGAGTTCGCCGAACAGATCGTTCTGAAGCCGCAATTCAAGGGTGGCTTCGTCGGTCAGATCGAGCGGGCGCTCAAGGCTTACAAGTCTTCGATCGACAACACGTTGATCGTCGACGGTAAGGTGCAAGGTCCGATCGACCCGAAAAAGCCGTTCTATTCGGGCATCCATCTCGACAAGATGGATGAGATCTTCGACGCGATCAAGGCTCAAGCGGCCAAGTTCGAGACCTTCTCGGAC